TTACTTAACGAGTGATGAAGCCTGCTTCAGGGGCAGGGGCAGCTTCAGGTTCCCTGTTTCGTGAAACGAATCCGGCATCCGCGATTGCCATCCGTTCCATGTCTTCTATTCTTTCGTCCTCTGTCACGAGCATGTCGGACGGTTCCATAGCCATCCTCGCCATGTCTTGTTCTTCTTTAGAGGGCTGTGTGAGTTCAGGACCAGCCATACGAGAGCTTGGCTCTAGGATCATAGGAAGGGCACCGGCAACTGACAAAGGTGCTCTAGCAGCCGTGAGTGCAGTTTCAATAGCCACATCTCTTGCTACTGCACCAGCATCTTCTATCAATGCTCCAAGTGTTGCGCCGCCCGTTAGTGCAGTTACAATTGCTTTAGCTTTTCCCTTGATGAACGCATCAAAGTCAAAACCACCTCCTAGCGCCTTTTTACTTGTGTCTGACATGTCGTTGGAGCTTAAAATCTTCGGCTCGTCCGTCATCGGCTTGGGTGGTTCGGGGGGCATCTCTGCTGCAGCGCGACGATTATCTGCTTCTATCTGTAGACGTGTTTGCTCCATTGATGCCGAAGAAAGTTTTACGTATTCTCCTGCAGCATTTTGATCTACATTAATTTTTGCGCGAGTTAAGGGTTTATCAGAAAAAGTAACCGCAGCGTTATCATTCGCAACTTGATCTTGCAAGTGAATGGGCAGTTCATCGATAGCGTTAGCTGTGACAACATACCTCTGACTAACAGGTGAAATATTTTTAACGCCTACATCTGCAAGAAATTGACCGTGTGTCTTAACAGCTTTACCTTCAGCGTTAGTGGTAAGGTTACCTTCTGACAGTAGAATGTAATTTTCAAGGCCCCGAGCGTTGGCTGCTTCAATGACACCAGACTGACTGATGACTGCCTGATACTTTTGCACGTTACCTGCTGGGGGACGCCATGTCAGAGCCTTGCGGACAACGCTATTTTCGTTGTAACCTTTTGCTTCAAGATCGGTTTCTTTAATCCTGCGAAAATCATAAGCACTAAATGCTTGTTTTATGTTTTTGCCGGTGCTTTCTTGAGTGTATTCGATTAAAGGTATGTTGGCGTTTTTTAATTCTTCATTGATTATCTTGTCTAATACAGACGGCTTTTCAAACACTAGTCCAGACGACTTGTCACCTATAAGTTCTTTGATTACGTCCCTCTGAAGGGAGGGGAGATACCCCACTCCTATGGACTTCACTTTACCTGTGCCGTCTGTTTTAAGTTTGAGTCCTTGAACAGTGCCCTTTTCAAAGTCAATGTTTTCTATCCTTAACGCTTTAAAATCTGACGGGCGGTATCCTCCCATCATCATAAGAAGCATACGGGCACCTGCTGCCTTTCTTACAGGGTCTTTAGAATCTAACAACGCGCCTGAAATTCTTTTACTTTCTCTATACGCCTCTGGCGGATAATCAACTGGAAGAAGGCGCTCAATGTCTGTGCTAAAACCTAGTTTTTCATAGGCTCCCGCACCGAGAGTTTCTTTCATGGCGTTACGGAACGGGTTAGTAGTCATCGCTGCTGTCACACCGACTTCAGCAAACAAACCTTTAAAGTCTCCGATTAAGCCTTTTGTCTCGTTGGTATTCCCTACTTTAGCAAGAGCATTGATAAAATCAGTTCGCTTGGCAGTCTTTTCAGAAAGATCGCCTAACGTAATATCACCCATACCCATCTTATTAAGAAGAGCAATTCGTTTATTTTTAAATGTTTCACTGACACCCGTGCGCCCCTTGATCACATCGACAAGAGTGCTGGAACGCAGAGCATCGCTTCTCTCTACGCCGCCCGCCGTAATAGACTCAATAAATCCAGAGTCGAATTCTACAGTTTTACTTGCCATTAGTAACCAAAGGTAGCATCAAAGGGCTTGAATGCCTGATCCTTGATGCCTTGAAGTGTTTTGTGTATAGCCTGATACCCCGACGTGCGCGTCATAACCATATACCGCAACGCATCGTACGCATGATCCTCTGCCTTCGTGTCTACATCTTCACTGTTGGTTTTGGAGAGAGGTATGCCCGATAGTTGAGCTATGGTGTGCTTGCACGTAGAGAATATTCGAAGACGCGGTTCTTTGGTGTAGGGGTCGTCAGCAAGCCGCCTGTGAACTTCCATTTTACCTTGGAGACGGTTGCGGTCCGAAGGAGTCCACCTAACACCGGCCCGCATCATTGTCTCTGCAATGGACGGGCCAAAGCCGGTCTTGTTCCAGCAAGAAGAGTCTAGGACGTTGTAGTGTGGAAGTGGGTCTAACTCTTCTGCTTCTAGTATTTTATCAGCGAGTTGCTCGGCTGTCAAGTGCCTAGCATATAACTCACGATAAATCCAGATGTTATTATCCCAGTCAATAGCCCCCCACAAAACGCATGAAGGACTCGCGTACCCGTAGTCCGCCGCACGTATGCGGGGCCAGTTGGTTGGAAGTTCAAAATGTTCGACCACATGTCGTTGCCTCGAAAACTCGGGGAAGGCCGCTCCCTCCGCCACGTCCCAATCCCCTTCTAGGAGTCGTCTACGCTCGACATCCGGGAGCGACCTAAGCATGGCCTCGTACTGGCCGTCTGCCATCAGGTAGGGATTATCAGTCAACCGTGCGGGAACAAATTTGCGATAGAACAGCGGTTGACCTGCTTTTTCGTGACCATCCGGCCACACAAACTCTTTTCCAGATTCTAGATCGTAGGCACCAAAAGGCTTGTTTGGTTCGCGGTGATCAATGTACATCTTCTTGACCCACCAACCACCCACTCCTCCGGGGTTGGCTGTGCAGCGCATACACAACTGTTGCTGGAGTTCAGGATCAGTAGAACGAAGGCGAGAACGCAAGTAATCCCAGACGTAGGGTGTAGGATACTGGGTAATCTCATCGATGCCTATCCAGTTGAATGCCTGTCCCTGAAAACGGGTTACGTCCTTGTCCCTGTCGAGATAGGTGAACCACATGGTTGCACCGGAGGGAAAGACCCACGTAGACTTGGACTCGCGGAACGTGGCTCCCGGGAACGCCTTGGTGTAAAGCTGTTTCGACTTGTCGATCAGTTCGGTTAGTTCGTCGAGAGTACGCCTAAGAAGAAGCCCACGATGATTAGGGTTATGACAGTAGCGCAAAGGATCGGCCAAGAGAGCGAAAGATTTACCACCCCCGGCTGCTCCCCCGTAGAGAACATCCCTTTCACCCGCGCTAAGAAACTCTTCTTGTGGTCCCGGATTCGGCTTGAAAATAATTGGACTGCCATCCACAAGGTCTCCCACTGCGTCCGGAAGATTTGTAAGATCGCCTTGATCAATGACTCTAGTTTTTTCACCCTGTAGTGCCTTCTCTATCTTATCTGCTGAATCTGTTAGTTTCTTGACTTTCTTTTTCTTGTATTCGGCTTTGCGTTGCTGTGTGGCTGCGGACTTCTTTGCATTACGAAGACGCATCTGAACAGAACGCCGTGCCCGTTCCCTGTCACTGAGCTTGTACTCGGCTTTGGGTTGGTTCGGGTCTTTCTTTGGTCTGCCACGAGTTCGCGGCTTGTCCACAGTTGCCGGATCAGGGGGAACTAGGACGCGTTTGCGTGGCTTGTTAGCCATCTATGACTACTTCTTTTTTAGGAGGGAGGAGAACAACGCCATGAACCGCCTGTACGTTGTGGTTCAGGGTCTCTTGTCTGCCGAGACCTACCCGATTGAGGATGGATTCGGCTGCTTTCATGCGTAGATCGTCGCCACGCGTGATATCGGGAGCGTCTACAAGGCTGACTAGCTTGTTCGCGGCCTTGAGGGACTGTCCTGCCAGCACGGTCTTGGTGCGGTCAATGATTTCGTCCGCTAACCTGTCCTTGAGCCACTTGATAGAGCCTTCAGCGTACCCAGCAACCTCCGCTGCAGCCCGTATGTTGCCACCATTGTCGAACAGGGCGTCCAGAAAGACCTCTTGTTTCTCTGTGAGGGCGGGTTTGCGGCTGTTTTGCTGGGGTAAAAGGTTCATGTGAAGTCTCTTTCTACACATTTGAAGCTGTAGGATGCCGGAACGGGAAATAATTCCACGACTCCGTGTGCCATTTCGTAGGAACGGGCCTTACATTCTTGGTATGTTTCGTATGGACCGCGTGTGTCGTCGAATCTGACACACTTGTCAGGGGTTGCTAGGGCGCAAACCAACAGCATTGCCTCGAACATGGGGGAAATTCTCCTTACAACCCGTTAGTTTAGGGCTAGTTACCCATCCTGTCAATAGAAAAGTACAAAAAACTGTTGACAAATGCGAAATCTGACTGTACACTGGCGCTAAGCCTGCCGGGGATACACCCATGTACTCCTTATTCCCCCCCTAAAGGGTTCGCGGGAAGGCCATACAGGTAACCTAAAATCATAAAAATGCTGTCGGGATTGCATAGCATATGCACGGGGGGTGGGGTGGCCCTTGCGTGCGGGTGCGCCCGAGGAAATATTTATCCTTTTTTGTCGGCTCTATCTGCGGCAGACGGCGCAATCCCGGCAACCACACCACACACACCCCGGCAACCATGCAAACAACCCTGCGCTGATGCCCGCCCGCGCCCGCGCGCGTATGCAGTTTGTCATGTTTGTAACTCTGGCGGTGGTCTGTCGGTGTTAAAAAGCGCAGCATATCCCGCCATGATTAACCGCCAGTTTCCCCAGCAATAACAAAGCCCGCCACGCAATAAACACGGCAGGCCACAAAAAAGAACCCCCGCCACAAAGGACGGGGGCCAAGTCTAGGGAGGAAGCCGGGATATTAGCCCCTCACCGGCAGGGTAACTCTTTAGTCGTCCTTGGTGACCTTATATTCAGCCACCTTGATAGAACGCGGCGACTGGCTGCCGATGTAGGTGTTAAACCCGCATGAATCCATGAATGCCTCTAATCCCCTGATCTGGTTGTTGATGGCATCGAGGTGGTAACGGATCACGCGGATTTCGTGCTCGGTGATCGCGAAAACATCGGCGGCTTCGGATGAGGTCAGTTCTTTCTTGATAGTGCTATGCATGAGTTTAGTTCCTTTTTCCTAGAGGTTGAGGCGGGCAACCGCGCCCGCCCCACATTATAATCACAGGTCAGCCAGTCTTAGCAAGCCTGTAAATATTGATATAGCCACCCTTGCGGTTGCCGGTCGATCTCACCTCTATCTGATAGCCCGCCTTTTTGAGGCCGGACAGATAGTGGTAAACCGACTGCTTCTTAACGCCGAGATGGCCCGCCAGTGTCGGCACGGCCATGAACGTGCCACGTGACAGCCACGAAATAAGCGCCGCATGGGTAGCGTTAAGGTCGTTCCGCTGCAGGCCGGATTCGCGCAGCGGCTCACCGTGCAAGTCGGTTTGCTTGCGGGTTGCCGGGACACGTCCCCGGAATTTTTCCAGCAAGCGTTTGCGTTCGTCAGCACGCACAGTGCTTTCAACTTTGTTAACAAGCTGGACGAATTCGGCGACTAGTTTCGGATCGTATATGTTCGACATCGTTTCGGTTCCTTTCCTTATACGATGATAAATGCCCAGATAAGCAGGCAAAGAAGCACCACGGTAACGGTGCGATAGATGACATAAAGCGCTTCCATTCAGGCGTAATTCCTTTCGAGACCTTGCCAGAAGCTGGAGCCGATCACGTCCCGCACTTCATCATTGCGGCGCGTGGCGACTAGTTCCTTGTTAGCGTTTCGGGTTTGTGTCCCCGGCAGATGCGTGGCGTAGTGCGTCAGGGCATTGTAAGCGGCCCATAACGTATTGCCCAGCTCGGGCGTCTCTTCGTTGAACCGCTCAAGCAGCCAGTTCAGTTTGCTTTCGTTAATCGCCAGCTTTTCGTCGTTCTTAGCCGCGCGGGTGTTCTTCCGGCAAATGGTAGCGGTGAGCATCCTTTGCAGGTCGAACTCAGAACAATGCGAATTCTTCCAGACTTCCATCTGGTCCCGGTTGTTCGTCCACATGTCCAAGCCGAGAGATGCCTTCGAGATCATGGCATCTACTGAAATATGGCCCTTGTGAATTTTGCGCTGGTGATAAGACTTCTGACCACCAAACACTAGTGAATTGCGGCACAGGTCACGGTAAGCACCCGAGAACACCTGAAAGGCCCACGACAAATCAACCGAGTTGAAAATGTCCATGCGACACTCAACACGGTCCACCTTGCCGGTGCGTGTCCGGGTCTCGGTGTTCAGGTCGTGGAAAACAACCGTGCGATGCACCCGCTTACCATAGCCATAGATGCGGTCGGTCACGGTGACGTGATCGCTCGGCAGCGGAGATTCCGCCAGCAGCGCGGCTTGTTTCTCGAAAAGCGTATCGTGCGGGATCAGGGCATAATGCCGTGACACTGGCCGGACATCCAGCAGAGCGCGGGTTGCCGGGTTCCACAGGGCAGAATAGTTTTCTACCTTGCGCGGCTCTATCATGCCGACGCCGTCGCGTTCAATGCCGACGGTCTGCGCCTCAATAGGCACCCGCTCCACCTTTGCATATTTCGAGAATAAGCTGATATCGCTCACGTCGTTGTGTATTGCGTAGATTTCATCACCCCTGCGGATTGCAGCATCGGTGGCGTTCGTCGTTACAAGATCAAGCATATGTCGGTTCCTTTCCGGTTTCGCTTGTTGTTGATGCCTTGAATCATGGCACATCATTTGCACAGGTTGAAGCGGTAAATGAAAAAAACTTTTCCGCCCCCGGCAAGAGTGGTGACAGCCCCGCGACTCGCCGTCACCGTTGCCTGCCCCGCGCCCAGTTCCCCCAGTGATCCGGCAACCCGATAGCGCAAACAAGCCCCAAAAATATGGCGTGACCTTTTTGTCATCTTTTGGCGTGGCAAATTTGTCATTTGATGCCGTGCCGGTCGCGCCAGACGCGCCAAGTGATCGCCTGTAGCTGGTAGGGCATGAGGCCGAGCCGTTCCGCTGCCGCCTCATAAGCGGCTTGCAAAGCGCGGTATTCACGGACGCCGATGTTTGTCCGGTCGTCAGTCAATCCGATGCGCTCACCGTAAGCAATGTTTCGCGCGTGGCCGTCAATGGTCACGTTGAATTCGCCCATGATATCCATAAAAAAGGACGTGATTTTTTGTCCCTTCAGCATCGCTTTTGCGCCGTCGTAGTCCGGACGCGCCGCCAAGATATCCCAAGCCTTTTGTTTCATCTTGTGATAGGTCGAGACTTTCACCGAGTCGATGCCGTCACCCCGGATAAATGCGCCGATCAGTGCGTCGGCGTTTGTCACGTTCCGAGACCATTTGTTGTTCGGTGAAAGCGCGGCGATAACTGCCACCACCAGATAAACCGGCACGTCATATTTTAACGCGATATGATACGCCGTCTTTTGTGCGTTTTCGTACCACAAAAGACCTTCTGCGTGCTGCGTTTCGTCGGCTTTGCGATAAACGCAAGTGATGTTGTACATCATGCGTTCGTGATCGATCATTGTGGCTTTTACTGTCATACGAACACCGCCCCGCCATATATCATGGCTGTAACGGGTGCGTCAGTCTCAATCCATACACGCGCGCCGCAGTTCAGCGGCTTATCTGGTGAGTAAACAACGGACGACGGACCGTCGATCTCTACGCGCTCGGCATAGATATTGCGGTCGTACGTTTTAACAGTGATTGCCGGGTCATTCGTGCCATTCTTTTTGTTGGCGCGGATGACGTGCTGGTTTATGTGGATTCGTTTTTTCATAGCGGTTCCTTTCGTTAAAAACGATGCGGCAAGACTAGGGCCGATATCCCCCCCGGTCAATAGGTTTTATTTTGTGTCCCTGTTCGCGTAGCCAGCACGACGGACAACGAAGCTGTCCGCCATCTTTGGTCATGGCCGGTTCGCCGCAGTTATCGCAGACGTGTTCGCGGGAAAGCGTGGTCGGTTTGTCATTTGTCAGCGTGCGGCGTTTGTCATTTGTCAGAATCTTGGTTCCCACAGCTTACCCTCCATCAATAGTCTGCGTAAGCGTTTTGCCTCGTTTGTGATGTTAGGGTTGATGAAGTCGCCAACCCAGTAAGCGTCGTCGATTTGTCTGTTTAGCGTGCCTAGTTTGTCAACGACGCTTTCGAGGTTCGGATCGTTCTCTGGATCAACCCACATCGTCAGGCTCTCCCGGCTCTGCGTGATCGTACTGCCACTTGAGTTGCAGTTCGTCGTAGTATTCGACAACGGTCTCGCCGTGCTTGTCCATAAATTCTTGGCGCGTCATGTACGATGCGTCCTCTTCCATCTCAATCAGCCAGTCACTCACTTTGCCCATCGCGTGTCCCTACCTTTGTCTCGTAGTGTTCAACATCAGCCACCACTTGATCGATCTTTGTGTATATCTGATCTAGGTCGCTGTCCATCAGGTCTATATCTTCTAGGGCATGTTTCGCTTGTGTCAAGAAGGCACGGATCACCGTCGTCTGTGTGATCTTAG